CAGAGGGGGGAGCGGTGGATGGATTCTGGGGGCTAGTTAATGCCTATCTAACTACTGAGGAAGGGGAAAACTAATGGATGATCCCCCTATTGGTAGAGCCCCTATTATAGATTGGCCTATCTGGAATGAGGATGGGTCAATCAAAACTACTTGGCAAAAGTGGTTTAATGCTATAGCGGGTAATATTGCCAACTGTCCCGGAGATGCTGTTCAGCCCTCAGTTAATTGGTCCACAAATAGCCAAGGTCCTAGTGCTCAAGGTGTAATCATTACAGCCTTTGTAGGGGCATTAATGGCAGCTAAGGAGATGCCTGGATTTGCTGCTATAGAGGGAGCTATGAAAATGGCTCTTATGACAGTAGGAAGGCAATCCCCAGTTCAGTATCCCAGAATACCCCAATCATCTATAGATACACTATCTGATGAAAGTTCACTTGCTCTAGCCAGATCTTATCTAAGGAATAGACCTGTTCCGTTTAGTCCCCAACAGGTACTTATACGGACCCAAGCTATGTTCCCTAGCTCTGCCACTTTGCAAGCTAATAGTTTTGTATATGTCACCGACTACTATCACTTACTGTTTTGGGATGGAGCCACTTTTAATTTCTGTGGTGATCCTAGTAATATCTACATAGTAGCTGATGTATCTCCGGGAAATGGTTGGCATGCCTGTGATGGATCTATAGTTAACTACCTTAATGCTAACGGTACCCTAACAGCTAAGACCCTACCCAATATAACTACTGAGGTATTTCTAGCTGTAGGAAGTGCTGGGGATGGACTAACTCATATTGCTGTTGCCCCCAGTGTAGGAACTCATGGGGCAACAAATGGCTCAGATTTTAATGCTGTGACTAGTGTTGGAGCAGATGGTACCCCTGCTAGTTTTTACTCTAAGCTTTGGTTCAGATTATAGGATATTGAGGTAAACTATACAAGTGATAGCTATCAATGGTATATACAGGGGTCAGGCAGTAGCTACTGGGGCGGCTGCTAAGTTGAATTTTACTACACTGAATAGTATCCTGAATGGATTAGCTGTTGTCCCCGCAGGCTGTGTAGTCCTACTCACTAGTCTCTTCTTTACTAATGCCACTAATGCAATCCAGACATTGCAGATATGGGCTGGCACTGCCGCTACAGATAACTTCCTGTTAGGTAGTGGATTGGCTCTGAATATCCCCCCTTCAACAGAACTATATCCCGGATACCAAGCATTAAGTGCCCCCATTGTCCTAGAGGCTGGGGATTCTATTTGGGCTGTCTGTGGGAATGCTGCTTCTATAGTAGTACGTGGTGATGGAGAAATTATAACCCAATGACCCTGGTATCCCCCAAAAGTGTAATCATTACACTTCAAGCTATAGAGGAAATTTTAGATGAACCCTGTTCTATGGATTCTCCCATGTCCTTACTGGGCAATGATTCCCTAGAGACTCTCTGGGCTATAGGTCAGATTGAGACTACCTTTAAAACTAAGATCCCAGATGAACAATTGGTACAGTTTAAGACTATTGGGGAGATGGCTACTTGGTTAGCCTCTAATACATGATCACGTTTCAGTCCGAAAGGTGGTTTGATATTCTTGATGAACTGAAACCCTTATTAGTAGGACAGTGGAGGGAATTGGGTTTGTATCAGGATCAAGTACCTATGGATATGGATTGGGATAGGTATAGGGTCTTAGATACTCTTGGGATGCTTAAGATTACTACGGGTAGGGATGGGGGTAGATTGATTGGATGGTATGTAAGTGTGGTTACCCCTCACCTGCATTATAGGACTACTACCTATGGATACAATGATTTTTATTATCTTATTCCCGAGTACAGAACCGGATTGAATGGTATGCAGTTGTTTATGGCTATGGAGAAATCTATGAGGGAATTAGGTGTAGATGCTCTTATCTCCATTAGCAAAACTCTGCATCCTGTCGATGCTGTATTTGAGCGTCTTGGTTGGAATAATCAAGGCACAACTTACATGAAAGTGCTGAAAGAGATAGCCTAAATGGGAGCTTCAATTGCACTTGCGGCGGGTATCGGAGCACTGGGGTCTGTTGGAGGAGCCCTCATTGGGAGCAGTGCGTCTAAGTCTTCATCCCAAACCCAAGCTAACTCTGCGGATAAAGCTGCCCAACTTCAGTATCAGGAGTTTGAGCAAACTCAGGCTAATGAACAACCTTGGCTAAAAGCGGGACAGGTTGGGCTTAGTCAGCTTATGTCCGGGCTACAACCGGGGGGTTATTTCTCTACCCCTTATTCAGGTACATTTACTGCACCTACGGCAGAAGAGGCGAGGGCAACTCCGGGGTATCAGTTTACTCAATCAGAGGGTGAGAAAGCTATTGAACGGGGGGCATCTGCTTCTGGGGGAGCAATTACAGGTGGTACAGAGAAGTCACTTGAGGCTTTTGATACTGGATTAGCGGACCAGACCTATCAACAGACTTTCCAGAATAAATTGAACGAGTTTATGACTCAGTTCAATACTTATAACACTAACCAATCTAATCTCTACAATAAGTTGGCTTCTGTATCCAATCTGGGGCAGACTACAGCAACACAACTCGGGCAATTAGGTCAGCAATCAGCAACGGCTCAGGGGGGTTATCTTACTAGTGGAGCGGCTGCACAAGCTGCGGGAACTGTGGGGGCTGCTAATGCTTATACTTCTGGATTGCAGGGACTAACTAATAATGCTTCTGGGTATTTGAACTTACAGGCTCTATTGAATGGTGGAGGTAATTACACAGGCCCAGCAGCTAATGCTCCTATACAGGACTTTAATATTCAACCTCCTACGTATCCTAGTTACGATATAAATCCCCCAGCATACTCTTCGGTAGGTCTATAATGGCACTCGATCCTACAATTTCGCTAGGCGTTAAACCCTATGAATCCGTTAGTCGCATAGATCAATATAAGGGATTAGTGTCTCTTCAGAGTCTTATGTCTGAGAACAGACTAAGACAGCAGCAGATTCAGACTAGCCAGCAGAACGCAGCTAATTTAGCTGCTGAGGCAAAACAGAGAGTATTGGATCAGCAGGACCAAAACCAGTTAGAGAATTACTGGCATGACCCCAATTTCCAAAAGGCTTATGGGTCCGGGGATACTGAGTCTCTTAGCTCTATGCTGGGGGGTAAGCTTCAGTCTAAGACTATCCAGAATGTGATATCTAGTGCCACTACTCAAGCTACTGCCCATAATGCTTTAGGGGAGAGGCAGAGGGAAAATAGAGAGAAGTTTGCAGGGCAGGTTGGCAACATAGTTAATGCCATTAACAGTACTGAGGATGATGAGCAAGCGGCAGAGATAGGCAGGCAGGGATTGATGGGATTACACTCTGACCCAGACTTTAGCACTCTGGGAGTTAATCTTCCTGATCCTCAAACTCTTACTCCTGCTAACATTCGGGATAAGGCTAAGAATGCTGGAGCATTCTACAACATCACTCAGGCAACAATAGATAAGGCACAGTCTCTCAGGAAGGCCCAAGCCGATCTTGAAAAGACTAAGGCGGATACTGCTAATACTCAGGCTGAACAAGCTATTAGGGAGGCACAGCTGCCCGGAGTACAAGCGGATTCTGGGGTTAAGGTAGAAGAGGCCCCAACTAAGATTTCCCTCACTAGATATATTCGTAATAATCCAAAGCTGCTATCACCCGAAGAACAAGAGAAGGCAGATGAAGCTGCTAAAGAATTGGGAGTAAAGACTAGTGAACTGGGAGTTAGTCAAGGGAGATTAGCAGTAGAGCAAAAACGGGCCAATATAGAAGCCCAGAAATTCTCAATGGAATATGGAGGGGATGCTGTAAAGGGATGGGCTAAGAATGTATTAATTAATCCTGATACTGCTGGATTAGTTCCATCTGCCCTCCGCACAGGAGTAGAGAAAGAATTACAGAATCAGGGATACTCCTTCCCTAAACCAGCAGATGCCACTTCCCGGACTACTGAGAATGCTGCCAATAACGCTATTGCTAATGCAGGTAATATCCGTAGGGCAATCCAGAATCCAGAGGTAGCACAGCGTATAGGCCCAATACTGGGTAGGTTAGGCAATGCCGAACAGGATGCAGGTAGCACAGTTGGCCTGTCCCCTGAAGCTGCTAGGGCCGCACAGGATCTAAGAACCTCCATGCGGTATTTTGTATTCCAAGAGGGTAAGGCCCTTCTCAGTGGGAGAATGCCCCAGCAATTGATGAAGCAATTAGAAGAGAGTTCAGCCGCACCTAAGATGGATGTCAATTTACTTAGTGGTGCTCTAGATGCTGCTACTCGTAGTGCGGGAACTACTCTAGATAATATTGATGCTCAGAGATTTGGAGGTAAGGCTAGACCTAGAACACTGAGGGGGCAATCTCCTCTGAGACAGCTTACAGATCCCGCTACCAATCACACTATTGCTACGGACAATGGCAAGGATTGGTATGATGCTAAAACTGGGGAGGTCATAAATGGGAAGTAATATAGCTCCCCCTCCGGGATATGAACACTATGTAGACTCCCCCTCTCTGGGATTTAGTGGCCCTCCCCCCGGATATGAACATTATGTGGATTCGACTCCCAAGAGTGTAATGATTACACCTAAGGAGGAATCTAAGGGATTTCTGCCCAGTCTTTGGGGCCAAGTTAATCCAGCAGAGGTAGCATCTGGCTTATGGGAATATCTGAAAGCTACTACTCCCCACTTAGTTAGTGCGGATGAGGATGCCCAACAGTTTAAAGAGAACAAGGCTAAAACTACACAAGCCTTGGATGAACTAACTAATCACTTAAAGTCTGGGGACTTTGAATCCGCTGCGGATACTGCGGCTAAGTATATAATTCCCGGATATGAAGGAGTATCAGCACAGTATAAGAGTGGGGATAAAGCGGGAGCATTAGGTACTACGGTGGGGGGATTAGCCAAACTCTATCTGATGAAGAAGCTAGGGGATGCAGGGGCATCTGCTGTAGAGGGGGCTGCTGGACTGCCCGCTAAAGCTACTGCTGCAAATCCTACTACTGCAATGATTAGAGCGTATGGCCCTAATGCAGTAGATATAAATACATTGGATCAGGCTCTAAAGGATGTGAAGTCAACTGCATCCGGTCCTATTAGCTCTAATGCAGATCTAATTGATGCAGCTAAGAATTATCTACAGAAGAATAGGAATGATTTAGAGACTTGGAAGGCTATCCCCCGAGATATTGGTAAGCAGACTAGTGGATCTAGTATAGGCCAAGCTATGTTGGATGCTGCTGGGGATACTCTAAAGCAGGAGAATCCGGGAGCCTATAACGCTGTAGCGGATAGAGCATCTACATGGAATCGTAACTTTACTGTGGATGAGCTTGAGAAGAGGCTAAAGGAATCTAATGCCAAACTCAATGGATATTATAACTCCCCCACTGGTAAGCAAAATGCAGCTATTGCCTCTGGGCTTAATGTAGCGGAGGAAGAGGCTAAGGCTAGGGCATTACGGGATACTCTGTATAAGATGTTGGACCCCGAGAATGGGGGAGCAGGTCCAAGAGAGATACAGAAGAGGTATGGGGGGGTTGCTAATCTCCTCAATACAGCTATTGATAAGCAGGCTGCAATTGCCGGTCAGAGCGCTGTTAGTCCATTAGCTGGATTGCGTGAGGATATTATGAATCACGCTAGGATATTCCGGCAAGGGGATGTTAGCCCAACTAATTCAGATGCCTATATTGAAGCGGCTATGAAAAATGTGGGGGATACTACCCCTCATCCGGCTCCTGCTAATACCCCAAATGTTAAAGGGTATCTGCCTAAAGCTCCCTACACTGGCCCTCCTGTAGATACCAGTTTTGTGCATGGGGTAGATCCTACTGCTATGGATAGGCAGTATGTAGAAGGTAGATTACTTCCCCCTGCATCCTCTGGGATTGGTGTATCCGGTACTACTGTTCCAGATATTTTAGGTAGGACAATGAGGGGATCTGGGTCTAGTGGAGTACCCTTACTGGAATCTAATCCGGGGGCAGGTAATACTACTGTTAATCCTGCTACTAGGGAATTCCAAGTCCCCCCTCCCCGGTATCAGAATTTACGCAATCAAGGCACTAGGGAAGTTTCCCCTAAGACCGGCACTCCCTCCTCTATGCAGGGATTGCAAAGATCTACAGATTTATCTGAGAAACAGATTGCGGCTATAAAAGATGCTATTAAAGATCATGGTACTCTCACTAGGGCAGATATGAGTCGTATAGGTAATATGGAGTAATAATGGGCAAAACAAACGCACAACTTTTAGGTAACCTCTCTGATACCGCTGGGATGCTTCAGGATCTTCATAACCATTACCAGCTTGGTAAACGTAAACTGAAGCATTTTGGAATCGATTGTGTTGGGGATAAGCTGGGAAAATTTCAACATGAATGCCACAGCCACATTAATAAGGTAATACGTAGGGCTATGTTCCTTGGGGATGAGGATTTCACCTATAAGGTATCCCCATCAATCAAATCTCCTGATAGTCTAACGCCTATACTAGAAGACCTATTAACTAAAGAAACAGAACTTGTAGAGGCTATGCAGGGGTATCTAGCACAGGCTATGGATGTCAAGGATGACAATACCCGTAATCTCTATGAGCATCTTATTAAGTGGCATGAGGATGAATGGCGGGGTAGTTCGGGTAAAGCTCCCATTGACTATTTAGAGCAAAAACTTGCTCAGATAAAGAGTGTTGGAGAGAAAGAGTTTATCCTAACCAAGATTTAGCTGTAATCATTACATTGTGGGATAATGTAATTTAGGTCACTGTCGGGAGATAGAGACACTTTTATGAAACTGTTAGCTTGGCGTGTGCTTGCTTGGGCTGTGATTGCACTTAGTGTAATCATTACAGCCCCCGCACAGATACCGGCACCTTTTACCCCATATCAGCTTATTGATGCTTCAACTGGGGTAGCACTGCCCTGTGTTGGATGTTATGTGTATACATACTATGCTGGTACCTCTAACCTCCTAGCTACCTATACAGATTCTACTCTTACTACCCCTAATACTAATCCAGTGAGGACTGATTCCTCTGGGTATGCAGTTAATGGCAGCACTATAACAGGTATATGGATTGGGGCTAACTGCTATAAGTTTGTAGCTCAGAATTCTCAGGCAGTAACTCTTTGGACTCAGGACAATATCTGTAATCAGGTATCCCTATTACAAGCTTTGTTGGCTGGGGCTAATGGGGCATCCTACATAGGATTCAGCGAAGTTGGGTCTACTACTTCAACTGTCCAGACTACCCTACGGAGTACATATATCTGGGACTTCCTTTACACATCCCCATTAGCCGCTTGCAGTGCATCAAAATCTACTGGAGTTCCTCTGGGGTTTGTCAAACATTGGCTAAACGTAGCTAATGAGGACTTGGCTACTATTGGGTGTAATATTGTGTCCCTTGGAGGTACTATCCAAGCGGCGGCTGGGGCAACAATTAATATGCCCCAGAATACGACTGTTCCCCTTGTGCAGCAATTCTACGATGCCTCAAACTTTGATGGTACACATTTCTCTTTTGCATTCCCAAATGGGGTACCAAATGTTTATGGACCTACCCAATTTGGAATGACAGTAACAGGAAGCGGGGCAACTAACAAAGCTGCATTCCTTGCAGCAGCAAATGCCTGCCCAGCTAACCCCAATGGGCATCTACTCGTTACAGGTGACCCGGAGCGTGTATGTGAATTTCAGTTTCCCCAGAGTTCATTTCTATTGAATCCTGTAGCATATTCCACTGGGATTACCCTACAGGGTGTTGGATTTTATAACTTTGGGCTGCATTCTACCTTAACTCCTATCACTGCTTCTACCCCTTCAATGACAGCTTTTATTATGCCTCAGGGAACGGCTACAAGTGGATCGGAAGTATATGAGCTATCTGTAATACCGGATTCAGAGGGGGGTAATGCTAGTTTTGGGACCATTATTAATCATATCTGGGTGGACTGTAATGGGGGATTTTACTATGGGAATAATACTAGCTCATCCGGTATTAAATTCTATGGGGCACAGGGATCAAATATAGATAAATCAGTTGTTATCAATTGTGGTAAGCGGGGTCTTGTTCTTCCCAACACAGTTAGCAGTTCTGGGTTACTCTCAATGGGAGATTTTGAAGCGGTAGCTATTACACAGGGTCCGGGAATAGAACTGGATGGAGTAGTAGGTCTTAATTGGACTGGGATAGCTAATGCAGAGTATATAAATCCAAATGGGACATATGTGGATGCAGACGGAGATCCCAATGCTGGATTCTATTGCTCTCAGTGCGCTAATGTCCATCTTAATATGCTAGAAGATGAGGATGATTACTTGGGAGTGTCTCTATCTACAAGTAACAAAGTAATTATAGATCAACTCCCAGCCAATGCCTCAGGCAATCCACCAACTCCTAAGCCCCAACTTGTGTTAATAAAAAACAACACTATTGGATCTGCGGTAAGAAATATGTTTCAGTACCAAGCGTCCCCCTATCTATACACTTTGTTCGTTAATGACACTGTAAATGGGGTTCAAATACCCGGAAATATGAGTGGGGATTATCCCAGTGCTTCTTACGAACAATCCTTCCCGGCAGATTATCATCAGCAGGTTAATGTTATTAGTGGTACAACCCCTTCAGGTTTAAGTTTCACAACTTTTTATGTAGATAATATGGGGAAATTACAACCCCTAACATGGCAAAGCCAGAACTCTTCTGGGCCTGATACTCCCCCTCCCACATATAATCTTCTGTTTCCTTTTATGCCCCCTCAGAATACTTCTGTTCCAGTTGCCTTGGGTATTGCTGGGGAATTAGGTCACGCTACAAGTATTTCAGGTAATTATAGCTCTTCTCCTATTGTCTACAGAGGCACCTATTGGGATGGAGCGGCTATACAATTCCCCACAGTTACAGAGCAACTCCTCTTGGGTACTGGAACTTCCCCCACCAAGACCTACTCAATTGGTCTTCCTAGTGGAGGAAATTTTAACGTGAATATTCCCACTACATCTAGTGCTTTTGATTTTGTTTGCATAGACGGTTCCGACAATATAGTTAGAAAGACCACCGCTTGTAGGTAGGATTAGGGAGAACATGTAATGATTACATTTAAAAGACTAGTAAGTATTTTGATTCTTTACTCCATTCCAGCTTTCTGCCAACTCCCTACTTATTTTGTAGCCCGAACGGGGGCAGTTAACCTATCCTCTGCTGGGACTACGGCTACTCTCCAACAACCTGCTACTGTTGCAGATCAGATTACTGTTTTGTATGCCAAGATTATTTGCCCCGCAGCGTGTACAGTAACTCAGACTCAGAACGCTACTGGAGTAACGGGATCAAGCGGTACTGCTGGAACAGTTATTCCAGTAGGCACTGTCCCTAATGTAACTCCTCTAACAGTAACCTTTTGGACAGCAGTAACCTTATCAGGTGGAACAGTAATTGATGCTGATGTGTGTAACGCTGCTTGCACTGTAGTTGTTTATTATCCTACCTACCTAATGGGTAATACAGGGATCAATACCAATTTGAGTATAACTATATCTACTGTTACAGGGAATGCTTATATTGAGTTTTATGGGAAAAGGACACAGCCCTAATGCTTAAGACTGTAATCATTACACTCCTAGTACTAGTTTCTGGGTATGTGGCATTCTCGGCGTATGCTCAAGAGCAGATAAATGATGGGCCTACCCGTATATTTGGATCTAATAACTCAGGTGGCAGTCAAGGTCCAACAGGAGCCACTGGCCCAACCGGACCTTCCGGCCCAACTGGGGCCAAAGGTGATACAGGGACGACGGGCGTAACGGGGGCAACTGGACCCCCTGTTCCCACTGGTGCATTCCTCGCGCAAGGTGCGGAGCAGGACTGCACGATGATCACACCCCCGGCGACTGGTTCAGAAGCTATGTGCTTTGACAGCACTTTGCATCTGCCGGTTGAGGTTAATTCCGCTGGGGCCATCGTCGCGCAGATGCTTCCTCTGTCTGCGTTCGTCCGATCCTGTGAAGTTCACATCACTGGCAGCGGTGCAGCAGGAGTGATTCAGGCTATCGATTCCGAACTCTATTCCTGTTACAACGTCTTCGGGCAGACGGCCACAATTACGTCCGTTAAATGTTTGAATGTAAGTGGTGCTACGAGCGTTAATCCGATCATCACTGGTGCAGGATCGAATTCTATCCTGACCGGAGCACTTACCTGCGGGACTGGAAGTTGGGCCACCGGAACGCTAAACGGTACACCAACGCTTGGGAGTCTTGGCACAATTGACGATAATATCAGCACAGCGGACGGCACGACCAAGAGCCTTCGTATTGTCATTACGTTTAGCTTGCCACAATGAAAATCCTGATCCCATTTATAATGCTCAAGACTGTAATCATTACACTTTTATTAATGATCAGTCTTAATGGGCAGATTGTTACCGCATTCCCCCACAATGGCAAGCCTACTGTAATTGTGCCGGAGCCTGTTCAAGGTACCGAGTGTGGCGGATTCGCGGCGGGTCCTGCCATCACATGTACTCTCGGACACGCCCCCGCTACGGGATCGGGGCATTCTCTTCTGGTGGATATCATCGTTGAGTCTACGTCTCCCGCAATCACCATAAGCTCGGTGGTCCATACGGGAGATAGCACGTCATGCACAGCTACCGCCAACAGCCCGTACACGACCACCTACCCACAAGTCGGAGTGCTGTCGATCTGGACGTGCTTCAATCTTGCCACTACGGGGACCGCAGTTGTCATCACGGCTAGCGGAACGCCGGGGCAAAGCTTCATCGCCTTTGTGAGGGAACTGGCGAATGCGACGGCAGTAGACCAACATCCAACGGGCGCGGGTGGGACTGGTACAACGCCAACGGGTACGAGTTTTACGACTACGACAGCCAACGAACTCCTGCATACGAATGGCCTGTTAAGCGTGGGCTCTCTAGTCCCCCAGAACGGTTGGTACATCCCGGCGAATTGCCCTTCTCCTACCGCCTGTTCGCAGAACCAAAACTGGGAGGAGCAGATTTTCGATCAGATCGTAACCGCAACCGGGCCATACTTCACGACGTTTGACAATGCCGCGAACTGGTCTTTGCTATCGGTGTCCATCAAATGAAACGACTCGGATTATTTCTTATCCTCGCGTCCCAACTTGGGGCGACGTTCTGGGTATCGGATTACAACATCCCAGACAGCGTTAGCACAATGCCAGTTACCTCAATGCCTTGGACCCTGATTTCCCTTGGCATACACGGCACTGTTCTGACGAATTCAAATTGCAGTCTGGATACTTCCGGCCTTGTCTCGCCAACGGTGTTCACTGCGGCAGCGCACGCGGCTGGAAAGAAAGCCATTGTCTCGATTGGCCTTCCTGCGGCAAACGTGGCAGCATGTATTACGTCGGGGAATCTGAGTACATTTGTTGGAAATATTCACACACTTACTACGGCGGACGGGTACGACGGTGTGGACCTTGACTTAGAATCACTTGAGGTTCCTGGAGACTATGAAGCGTGGATTGACGCTCTTGATACGATCTACCATCCGGGGGGTGTCATAACGATGGCCGTCTATGGGGATTCGGCGCAAGAGACGGTCGCCGGGGCGAAATATGCCAAACTCGATCAGGTCAATGTAGAGTGTTATGACCAAGATATTGGGACGGCTCAAAGCTGGTACAACGGCTCCTTGCACGCTTACCCGAACGACAGTACTCCGACATATCTGGGATGCATTTACCGGCTGGGTCTTTTCACAACGGCGGGAGTGCCGAAGTCTAAAATCGGCGTCGGGGTACCGTACTATGCCCGCGAATGGGGGAATACGAGCTATGTCCTTCAGCCAGCGCCGCCATCCTATCAGGCCGTCTCCTACTTCGGATATTACAACGTGCTCGGCTCGGTGGCTTGCCTTTCAACCTACCAGTGGGACTCGCAATATGTCTCGAACGGGTGCATACCAGGAGCGGGCCTATGGTGGCCTTTCACCGGCCCTGAGGCACTTCAGACGATAACCGCCTATGCCCTAGCAAACGGCTACGGTGGAATCATGATGTTTGAAGAGGGATACGAGTACGTCAGCGGGGGAGCTACGGTCGCCGCACAGCATCCACTCACACAACAGATTTACAATCAGATCAATGGCGTCAGCGGGTTAATCAGCCTGCAAGGGTCGAAGTACCAAGGGATCTTCGGGCCTGTTCCGGGCGTTCAGGGTACGGAGTGCGGGGGGTTCGGGGCTGGTCCTGTCGTCACTTGTACCTTGGGGTCCGCGCCAAAGGCCGGAAACACACTGCTTGTCGATATAATCATTGAATCCACAAGCCCAACGGTAACGCTGGTTTCGGTTGCGCACAGTACCGATACCTGTACAGCAACAGCCAACAGCCCCTATGTGACGACGACTCCACAGGCAGGCGTCCTGGCGGTCTATACCTGTTTCGGAATTGCTACTACAGGGACATCGATCGTTATTACCGCGAGCGGCGCTGCGGGACAAAGCTTCGTTGTATTCGCGCGGGAGATTGCAGGAGTTACGGCGGTTGACCAGCATCCATCCGGCGTAGCAGGCACCGGCACAGTTCCTACCGGCGCAAACTTCACAACCACCCAAGCAACGGAATTGCTGCATACGGTTGGGCTCCTCAGCGTCAACACGCTGAATCCGCAGAATGGCTGGTTTATCCCATCGAACTGTCCGAGCCCGACGCTCTGTTCACAAAATCAGAATTGGGATGAACAAATCTTCGATCAGCAGTCCACGCGGATAGGCTCATATCCGATCAGTTTCGACAACTCTGCAAATTGGTCTTTACTGACGGTTACTGTAAAATAATAGGTGATGAAACCTACTTTTCTTATTTTCATTGTTTTAATTCTGTCCATATCCGCATGGGGGCAGGTGTCGCTAGTCAAGCCTTCTGTGACGGCTCCTCCAAGCAACTCGCCAGCAGTTCACATCCAGACTCTATCACTCTTATCTCTTGCTCCGGGATCTACATCTGCAACCATAGTTCTACCCTATCAACAAATCCCAATCTGCAAGGTGAAGTTTGTATCTAGTTATTTGGGACAGAGCCTATATTGGGAACTGAATCCCTGCAATAGTCCCATTGTATTCAGTCTTCCTACGCTATACACAGATTGGTCAACCAATCCCGAATGGGATAAAATTACGGTGACTTGGTGACAAATACTCATGGATTTGAGGGAATCAGGCGGATTCAAGCTCGTGCCAGAATGAGGGCCAAAGGTGAAGTAGAGAAATCCGAAGAAGTACAGTTTAAAAAGAAGAGGGTATATCATCGGTACCAGATGATCAGAGGAACTCGGGATATGAGCATGGAGCAGATTTGCGAGATTGTGGGATTGCAGTATAAATTTCATAGCAGTATAAATCCTCAAATATTAGTACGCTTCCACCTTTTGTAATGATTACATTTAATGTGATACAATACCCTTTCTGTGTTTAGCATACCCGACAGATATAACGCCGAAAAAAGACAGTTTAATCCCCCCAGTGGTAGGCATAAGGTAGTAATCCCTTCAGGATATAACCTAGAAAAGGGATTCTATGGGCAAGTTAAGCTGGATATGTCCCATCTGGCAGAAGACTTAGAACTGTCCCTATCCTATATATCTAAGATATTCTCTGGTAGCCGTACTCCCAGTGTACGAGTACTAGTAAGGATGGCCAGGAAACTGGATATGGACTCCGATACTCTATTCCAGCTTATACAATACCTAAGGATAAGTAGATGATACCAACAGATGATGCTACCTTATCTAGGGCTGTATACGCATATTTAGAACTAAGGAAGACTAATAAGGTTAGACAAGTATGGATGGAGAGGGGCCTGATCTATATGCTACCTGAAGGTATGCCGTGCTTCCGACATGCTGCTGAATTGATCCTCAAAGAGAACTTCATTGACCTCATAGACTCCCTCTCTCCCGGTGTAATCATTACAGAGACTCCCCGTAAGCCAGTCAGGTCCGAAACCTATGGATTTGGGAATATTTGGTTACGAAAAGCAAAATAGCAGAATAATTACTTGACAAATAGTCAAGTATTTTATATTCTGTATTCATTCTTACTAAATGAAGATCCCAAAACCAGCCGAAATTGGTATGCCGGAATCCATTTCCCAATGGAGATCGGGGCAGGAGGAGGCTATATCCCTAGCCATAAGTAATCCCAAGCGGGTTACTTCTATATCTGCGCCTACAGGATTTGGAAAAGGCCCCGCGTTAGTAGCTACAGCACTTCTCTCAAAAGTTCCTACCTGCATCGTAACTAATTCCAGAGGATTACAGGATCAATACCTGGATACATTCAAAGAAATAGGGATGGTAGATATTCGGGGTAGACGTAATTACCAATGTGATCTAAAGGCTGAGTACACCTGTGAGGAAGGTTATGCAGCTAGATGCCCCTATAAGGGAACCATAGGATGCCCCTCTAGCCAAGCTGAGATGAGGGCAGCTACATCCTCTCTAGTAGTAACTAACTACGCTAAGTGGTGCGCCGCAAAGAAATATGGGCAGGGAATGTCCCACTTCCAGCAGGTTATATTTGATGAGGGCCATGACGCATTCGATGCTCTAGCCTCTGCTATGCAAGTTCTACTTAATCACCATGAGATTAATAAAGATCTTGCAATGGACTTCCCCCGTAATGATTACACTTCTGATATAGCTAACTGGAAACCTTGGGCAGCAAAGGCTAGAGCACAAGCTGAGTCTGAGATGGTAGCAGCACAGGCTAGAATCACAGGGGTATCAGATCCTAAACCCTCATGGGTGCGACATTATACCCATATGCGTAACCTATCCCGTAGGCTGGCTACCATAGCAACCTGCAATCCAAGGGAATGGATAGTAGATGAGATAGAAGGAGGATTCCAATTTGACCCAATCAGACCGGGAAGATATGCCGAAGCTGCGTTACTCCTCAGAGTTCCAAAGATTATTATTGCATCAGCTACTCTTCGACCAAAGACCATGTTTATGCTTGGAATCGGAAAGGATAAATTCGAGTTCAAAGAGTTTGACTCTGACTTCGATGCCAAGCGATGTCCCATCTATTACAGTCCCACAATGCGAGTGGATCGCCGCAACCCAGATCTAAGAATGCTGTGGGTTAAGCTTGATCAAATAGCCGCACGTAGACAAGACCGTAAGGGCATCATACACACAATTTCATACACCCGGAGAGACGATGTTATATCCTCATCCCGTTTCTCCGGGAACATGATTATCAATCAAAAAGGAGAAGCCCCCAGCGAGATCATAGAGGAATTTCGGGCCGCTGGACCCGGAGCCATACTCGTAAGCCCCAGTGTAGGAACAGGGTATGACTTTCCCCGATCAGATGCAGAATGGCAGTTTATCTGCAAAATACCATTCCCGGATTCGCGCTCTAAGATCGTACAGGCACGTCAACATGATGACAAAGAGTATGGACCCTACAGCGCAATGCAAAACTTAGTACAGATGTTTGGCCGGATTATGAGATCCAAAGAGGATAGAGGGGAGAGTTTCATAGGAGATGCCCATATGGAATGGTTCTTACCTCGATATGGACACCTTGCTCCTAAATCCTTTCATGGATTCTATAAAACGGTAACAACTGTACCCCCGCCTCCCCCACCATTAGGACCGGCGGCAATTAAATCGTTAGTGTAATCATTACAAGGAGAAATAATGGACGGAACGGAAAAGCCAGATAAAGACCCTTGGGCAGAGTCCAATAAAATTCCCAACGTAGTAACAATAGTTGATGTTATTAAGGTTCTCCGTGAGGAAATTGGGCATGTCAATCAGCGTATCTACGCTTTGGAGATCAAACTGTCCCGGTATGACAGAGTATTCGAGATGATGTTTAAGGAGGAAGTAGATAGGAGAATTAATCATAAGCAGGATAATTCAACACAATGCGCAATGGAAGATCCCTTTTGGAGATTAGAAAGAACTATAGCGGAGCAGTCTGGGGGATTTAGTGGCTAGTCACTCTATTGTGCATCTGAATAAACATGTCCCACTGCTGGTAGAATCCATAATCAAATTTCATTGCGGATGTGGATTTGATACTGAAATTGAAATATCCGCAAAGCAGCATGTTGCTAATACACACCATCAAATGGTTGTCAGTGGGCAAATCACATCTACAGAACCAAAAAAGAGAAAGATAAAGGAGACAGTAAGTGGCATTACCGAGAAAACCTATTGAAAAGCCCAAGTTTAACATTGGGAATCTTGAAGAGTATCAACAGGGGTTTACCATCCCAGAGGGTGATTACATCTGGAAGGATGTAAATATCATCATGTACGAAGGGTCCGGGGAAAAGAAGTTTGACAAAGCTACCCTTACCCTTGCAATTGATTTAGTTCCCTTGGCAGATCCTACAGCAGAATCCCGTCTAGCTACATATGGAATGGGACGTGCCGCTGATCTTTCATGGCTTCCTGATCCTGATACAGGTAAGAGTATTGTTCCTGTCGAAGGGGGTCCGGGGGCTAAACTCAGTGAGGGTACCAATTCTTCTATCCTCATCAAATCCCTGTATGATGCAGGACTCCCCCAAGGTATATTCACAGATGATGTGAGTGTACTTATTGGGATGCACTGCCATATGATGAACATTCCTCCCCCTGCGGAGAGAGCAGCATTTGGGGGGACTCAGACTGGGGAAGTATCAGGTCCTCCCAAGAAACCCCGAGATATCCTGATTGTTAGTGAGATCAAGGATGACGGGAAACCTTGGGAGGGTACAGGCGGAATCCCAGAGGGTAAGCCTAATAAGAAGGGCATAGTAAAGCCTACCCCCAAGCCAGAAGAGGGCGAGGGTGACGAAGAGGATATCATGTCTGCGGCAGTTAATGCCATCTCATCGGTGTTGGAAAAGAGCCCTAAAGGTCTGCCCAAGCTGGCCCTTCGTACTCAGGTTTTCGCATCAACTAAGAAGGCTGCTGGGGATGAAATGGCACAGGCAGTACAAAACTTTATAATTGATGATAAAAAAGTGATTTCTCTACTGGAACAACTTGGGTACACAGTTAAGGGAGTGCAGGTTGTAGTTAACTCTTAACGATTAGGGGGAGTAGGCTAATAACCTACTTCTCCTTTTACTATATCCAATCCAATGCGAGTACAAGTTTGCTTTCTTACTGATGGGGAATTTGGTAATCGGCCTCCCATAGCTGATTACACAGATTTTGAAACCAAGAAAAACCTAGAATATGTTGCAACTCATCCACTTTATATATATGGTAGGATTTATCCTCCTACTTCAATTATTTGGGTGAAAGAGATACAAGAAAAGTAGGTATGAAAACTACTGAGATCCCTGTAATCATTACACTCCCTGAATCTAAGGTACCTAGATCAGAGGGATTACATGTTTCCTCAATAATCCGATGCATTGCTACGGAGACGGGGATTTTAAAGTACGAAATAGCGGATGAAGTTAACCTGATAGATGTACGTGAGATTACAGACCCAGTAGCAATTTTAAGAATCAGTATAGGTTTAGCTTGGGAGCAGTATTATATACCTGAGATTCTTGGGCCACTGATGGGAGTGGTGGATCATCCCGGAGAGATGATTCTGGATGGGGTCTATATGACCCATGACGGGGAATCCGTTGATCTATTTGTATCCGATCGGCAGCAGAGTTTTGAAGAGATCATCCATGAGATTAAGGCTACATATAAAAGCACCAAAACAGTGGGGGATCTTAGTACCCAGTGGATGTGGCTTGCACAGATCAAATCATATTGCTTGGCTAAGGGAACCAATAAGGCCATGCTGCATGTTTTATTCCTGTGTGGGGATTATACCTATCCTATTACCCCCCAACTAAGATGCTGGCTAATTGAGTTCACTGAAGAGGAATTGATGGATAACTGGAGTTTGCTAATGGCATACAAAGAAGAAAAGGAAGGAAGATTTGATGCCCCTGCCATCTAGTTTCAAAGCTATTGGTGCAGGAACCTTGGACGAAGCCCGTATCAGAAGGAGAATACCGGGGGGTACAAGACCCGGAGTACTTGTTAAAACCTTTGGGCCTACTAACAGTGGCAAGACTGAGTTTGCTCTGTCCTGTCCAGATCCCGGTATCCATCTCATGGTAGATAAGCAGTCGGATGCTGTATGGGATAACTCTAATCCCCCTGAAGCTCGTAGACCTGAATGGGGAATGGTAGATTATCAGATACCTATGCCAACACAGGCTGGTGACTATAAAGAGGCGTGGAAAGATTACTATACAAAGCTTAATCAGTGTTGGACAAATCCAGATGCACGTACTCTTGTAATAGATGGGGATGCTGAGACATGGGATCTACAGCTACTAGCTGATCATGGTAAGGTTACACAGATTATGCCCATTGCCCGAACTGGGACTAATGCGGCACGTAGGGCCTTACTTAGCAGGCTTTATTTCTCAGGCAAGGTAGTAGTATGCACACATAGGGTGAAGCCTGAGTATGAGACTGTTATAGATTCCAGTACAGGTAAGCCTAGTATGGATAAGCAGGGTAATGAAGTTCGCAGGGATACAGGCCGTACCATATGTGCTGGTTTCAATGATGATAACTATCTTTGGCACTTCGTAATTGAGCACTTCGAGGTACCCCCATCCGAAGAGTTAGTCCCAGTACAAATAGGAAAGATAACAGTTCAGAGGAAAAAGGTAGTTCCTATGACATGGGGATTGAGAATCATAAAGTGCAAGGCTAATCCAAGCCTGCAAGGAACGGAACTTATAGGGGATGAATGCAACTTTCCCAGTCTGGTACAGCTTGCATACCCCACTACTCCGTTATCTGCGTGGGGGTATAAGTGAGTACATTGGGGGCTGTTATAGGTATCACACTAGGGATATTTATCTTTGTAATCATTACAGTCTGTGGGATAACTCTTGCTGCTTTTATTCTTTATCCCATTTGGGATGAGTTAGTAGATGAATATAAGAAATGGAGGAAAAGGAAAAGTGATGGAAGAACCAACAAAAACAGATGAATGGGAAACTGCCCTACGCTCACATATAGCAGAGGATGGGCACAGGAATGCTCAATGGTGGTTCTGGGCATATAAACTGAGGAAGTGGTTTGGGCCATGTGCTACACAGAATGTAGCCATATTAAGGGCAAATAGAAGGCCGGGAGGCTCCTAAATGAGACTTGTATATGTAGGTCTGATAGTGATTCTTATGTGGAGTGGCTTCCAGCAATACCAGATCCATACTCTACGCCATGATCTGCGCTTAGTTGATTCTATACTGACGGCCAATGTCACGTCCATAATGGAAATCATTAATGCGCAGGCGGTTAACAACCAAGGAATGCGTGGGATCATATTGGACCATCCCGAGTATGAATGCATCGCGGGGCCGTGCAAGGAGAAGAGATGAAACTCATAGGAGTAAGCGGTCAACTGGAATCGGGTAAAGATACCGTGGCCGATATCCTAGTCAATAATCATGGGTATAAGAGAGTATCTGTTGGATATCACATCCGAATGGAGTGTATAAATCTCACAAAAAATGAACTGTTAGAATTAGGCACTCATATGCCTAAACTTGTATTAGATACCGCTAGGGATCTTTGTAACCTAACTCCTAGTCATGCAAGCAAGTTAGTATTTGCAAAGCCCACTGAACATGTTATTAGAGTTTTATTGCAATGGTATGGGCAGTGGAAATATGAGGAGGATAATGACTACTGGCTTAATAGGGTCAGATACCAAATCCGAGTTATGCAAATGGCTAATGAGGGCATAAGAATAGTTATGTCCGATGTACGCCGTTTCAATGAGTTTGAGATGTGTCGGAATCATGGAGAAACATGGTGCGTAGTTAGGGCTAAGAGCCTTGCAGAACCAACAACACAGCAAGCCAGAGAAGCCTTGGGGCATGTAACAGAAATGGGATGGAAGGCCCTACCCTTCAAACAGTACATCAGTAACAATGGCAGCTTGGATGACCTAAGCAAACTAGTGGGGATGATCGTAAAAGAGTACGATTTATAGGAGTGTAATCATTACATGAAATATTTTCTTGACACTGAATTCATTGAAACAGGGCCAGCATCTCCCATACAACTAATTAGTATAGGTATAGTATGTGAGGATGGGCGGGAGTTTTACGCTGTCAGCAGTGAATTTAACCCGGATGACGCAAGTATGTGGGTACACGATAATGTTATCTCCCTTCTTACAGAAGATGATAAGCTACTAGCCCTCCCTCTTTATCAAATTGGTTTATCTATTATTGAATTTGTAATGAGATGTGAACCTGATAAACCAGAATTCTGGGGATATTATTCAGATTATGACTGGGTAGTGTTCTGTCAAATCTTTGGGACGATGATGGATCTTCCAAAAGGTTTCCCAATGTACTGCCGGGATATTAAGCAGTTATGTGATTCCCTTGGAAATCCTAAATTACCAGAGCAGAAAGAGGGAGAACATAACGCTCTAGCAGATGCTAGATGGAACAAACTAGCTTGGGAATTCCTAAATAAATGATTTTAATTGACGACAGAGAGAGAGAGGCCAAAGACCTTAAACGGCTATTCAAAACCATTGGGGTAGCCTCCGAGATTGAAAGGTTAGAGTTTGGGGATTTCTGCATGGAAGGTAACGGCCCCCACGGTAAAACTCTGGTAGGCATTGAACGTAAGAAGCTCCACAATGTACTCTCTGTTATTGAATCTGGGCAGTACTCTGGGCATCAAGGGCCAGGAATGTATCAGATGTATGGGCATAGATTCTTCCTTGTGGAGGGAGATTGGGCACCGGGAACATCTGCATCCTACATGGGAACTTTGATGGAGAGATGGCCGGGGATGACACAGTTTATGCCCTGCAAATATAGAACAGGTAGGGTTATGTATGCCAAGCTCTACAGGTACCTACTAAGTATCTCTATGTCCGGGGTGACTGTGCTTCACTCCCACAACTTAATGGAGACTGCTGTTAATATCACAGAAGTCTACCATTGGTTCCAGAAGAGTTGGAGTAACCATACCAGTCTGATAACAATGCAAAATATTGCTGTCCCTTCTTTAGTGGGGAAACCCTCTCTAGTACGGAGATGGGCAGCAGAGTTACAAGGAATTGATGTGAAGCATTCACAGGATGCGGAGAGAATTTTCAAGAGGCCCATTGATCTAGCACAGGGCAATGAAGTTTCCTGGATGAAGATAAGGGGAATAGGTGTAATGACAGCACAGAGAATTATCAATGAGATATGGGGTAAGAAGTGAGAATCTTATTAATACTTGGACTACTTCTATTTCAATCACCGGATGAACCCGAATATCCCGGTCAGCCCTTAAAGTGTGATAACTATCAGAACACTCCCGATAGTATGAAGTGCCACTGTGCCCGAGATAGGCAGAAGTGTAATGGGATGCCTGAGGGTCCGGCAGATGTAGCGATGGATAAACGATGCCTCACATATTGCAAAAAGCAGAGATGCCTGTGTAGAGGTCAGGGCTGTACATCCTGAGGGAAATTCAAATACGCAAATTCTCCAAATAACTCATGAGCCATTGAATCATAGGCTTTAGCGGCATCTACTTCAGAGATAAAATAACCAAGAAAGTAGGTTTTTTGGACTCCATTAAACTTTTTACTTATAATTGCCATCCAAGGTTTCGATTTATTTCGTTTGCCTGCGGCGCATACTCCTTTATATATGGAGCTACCAACTCTACGGCTTTTCCCTTGGTTCATCATCTGTCGTTGCTTAGTGGCATGTCTTAAATTAGTCTTTTGGTTATTTAGTTTATTCCTGTCTTTATGATCTATCGTACCGTGAGGACCTACGCTAAGACCGAAAATCAAGAAATGCATGTATATATTACCGTTAGTTGATTTGGCGTACCCATGATCCGTTATATTCCAAGTTATCCTACTAAGGAGAGGATAATCTTCGTCATCAACCATTGCATTTTTGCCAATACCGGCAGATCCTTGAAGGGGGATAAGTCTCATATACCTATGATATCAAAAATGAAATATACAAGTAAGAAGCAGCACTGTGAATGCCGTGGGATGGGGTGTAGATCGTAATGCAGGAGATCAAAGGTAATATCTGGGATTATCTTCCAAAAGGGTGGGTAGTGATAACTACCAATGGTTTTGTTAAGCACAATGGGCAGTGTGTAATGGGGCGGGGTACTGCCCTACAAGCAGCAATCAGATTCCCTAGTCTACCCAAGATGCTAGGGGATAGGATTAAAGAGGGGGGAAACAATGTATACATGTTTACCCAATACAGAATAGTATCATTCCCGGTTAAGCATCATTGGGTATATAAAGCAGATTTGAAATTGATTTCAAAATCCTGTGAACAATTACGCACTAAGGTAGGGATGATGACCCCTATTCCCTCAGTGTACCTACCCAGACCCGGATGTGGAAATGGCCAACTCAGTTGGGAGGACGTTAAACCTATTGTGAAAAATATCCTATGGCCTGATTGGTTTAACATTGTGGAGATCAAACCGTAATGATTACACATGCAATTACAGATCAGGATGAATTGGATTGGATGGATAAATACCCCTATGCTGTTAGATATGATGTAGGTAATTATTATTGGTACATGCAGGATACGAGAACCCCTAATGTGCTAGTCCCTGTAGGGCAAATACTTCCACCAAGTAGGGTATCCCACTATCCCCATCTAGGCCATGCCAGAATACTTTTAGAACTTGGATTTGATGTAGTTATACAGGGAAGATTGACCAGAGGATTATCCCCTGAGGAGTCTATACTCCTTGACTAGATGTGCTTTGTGCCCAGGCATCAATAATGTAGTTCCTAGTCATGGTAAGACTCCCTGTGATGTGATGCTTATCTTGGAAGCTCCGGGAAAAGATGAAGATAAGAAGAGGATTCCCCTAATAGGGAAGACTGGACGGGAGGTTAATGAGCACTATTTACCTCTAGCGGGCCTAAGAAGGGAAGAGGTTTATGTAGCTAATACAGTTTCCTGTCTCCCCCCAAAGGACGGCAAGATTGATCTAAACAATCTGAAACAGAGGGAGATGGTAAGATGCTGTGCGGAACATCACCTGTATGCTGATATTAAGAAATGTAATCCTAAACTGATTGTAATGATGGGATCTGTAGCTAATTCAATTGTTCCTGATATTGATTTGGATATGGATCATGGATTCCCTAGAACTTGGAAAGTTCCGGGAGATAAGGAGAGGGAAATTTTTATCCAATTTCATCCTAGCTTGGGAATCCATTCTCCAAAATCCATGTTGAACATACGTACCGATTGGGCTAGGCTCAAAAAGTATATGACAGGGAAGCTGTATATCCCAGTAGATGAGTATGCAGACCGAGAGGACTACGCAGAGATCACAGACCCAGATGAAGTAGATGCTGAACTAGGTGGAGCTTGGGATTACACGATGGGATGTGATACAGAGAATCGGCGGGATGGTTCCCCCTTCTGTCTGACATTCTCTATCTATCCCGGTAGGGGAAGACTTATAAGAGCAGAGAATAGAGTCTGCTTGGATAGGTACCAATATCATTTAGATAGATGGACGGGTAAGATCCTATGGCATAACTGGTTACACGATGTAAGTGTAACCGGGGATATGCATCTGCATTATAAGCCCCATCTCATTGTTGATACTATGCAGATTGCCTACCATCTGGGCAATATTCCACAAGGTCTAAAGGCTCTGGCACGTAGGTTGCTGGGAGCTAAGATGACAGACTTTGACGATGTAGTAACCCCGCACTCACGTAAGCTTGTGCTGGAATATTACCGCCAGATGTACTCCCTAGACTGGCCTAAGCCTGAACCTTCTATGGAGAGAAAGCCAGATGGAACATGGAAGATATACCAACCCCATTCAATGAAAACCAAGCTCAAGGTATTCTATACCCACTTGGAAAAGAATGAAGAAAAGGATGTATTTAAGGTCTGGGATAATTGGGAAGATAGCCATGAATTAATTGAGTCTAGGATGCGGGAGGAGTACCCGGAGTGGGAAAGATGGCCGGGGAAATGTATAAGTCATGCCCCCTTTGAAAGTGAAGTAATTCCCTATGCATGTGGTGACTCTGATAAGCTACTTAGGATCTATCCTATACTATTGCGTGCAAGATCAAGGATGAGAAAAACTGTACAGGAGAATTGGTTTGATGAGTGAGCATATAACATGGAACATGGGGAATAAAACCCTCCTATATTTCCGAGATGAAATTTCTAGGGTATGTGTGTACTGTCTCTGGGATGGACGTAAACTCACGCCCATCAGGGAAAATGTAGGAGATTCCGCTATTATCGTGATGGGTGCTCCAGCCTGCCTAAGAATGAGAATCAAGAAAAATGTAATTTTGTCCCGACTCGGAAATCCCAGCTACATTCAATGTAATCATTACATGGATTGACATCTGAATACATTGTCGGTATGATTGAAGTATGTTAAATAAAACTTCCGTTCAATTAGACGATAAAACTATACACTCTCTAACGCATATATATCCCGACAAATCATTATCCGAAATCGTACGCATGGCTTGCGAGTTTCTTCTGGCTAGAAAACCCCAGATTCAGTCTACTTTCGTGGACAGAGGTTAGGCAATGACTGTAGAGGAGAATGTTAAGCATATTCAGCAGCATTACCCCCAGATATGGAAACGATGCTATACCAAACACATTGATGCCCCCGGTAACTATCGGGGATTCTGGTATATTGCGGCAATGACTGCTATTGGGGTAGTATCCTCCATCCAACTGACCTGCATGTAATCCTGCGGCCATAGATATAGCCCTATTTAGATCCCCCAGTTCAACACCTTTTGCCATAGATTCTCCCTCTCTCCCACTTGACTTTTGCCTCTCTTTGCATTATAATTAGACCTGAAGGGCTTTGAAGAAGGCTTTAAGGCGAACCCTGCCCTAATGCTAACTCCATATACTTGTCCATATCCTCATCTTCCCATCCATCCAAGTCACATCCTGCTAATTCCTCTAGTGCTGCTTTCTGTTTATCTCTAGCCTTATTAAGCTTATATGCTGCTAGAGTAAGATCAAATACCCATAACTCTACTTCATGTTTGTCTGTAAAATCTGTGGGCATGGAATATCCCTCCCCATCTCTTCCTGATCCCTTTTTAATTTCCTCTCTGCCTGTTCCATTGTCAGATTCCAGTACATTGCATAAATCTCAATTGCTCTGGAGTGCCACATCCTCATAATAGACTCACACTGCATTGAATACTGGGAATTGATCCCGCGTTGTAG